ACTTTTTGGCAAGGCCAGAGTCAAAGGAATGAAGTCCAAAGAGTTCGTTAAAGCCAATATTGTCAATTTCTTGGAGGTTGACAAATATGACAAGAAAAAGAAAAAGGGAAGTTGGGATGAACGTAACGGTGACATGTACGATGCGGTGGTGTGTGCTTTATTTAAACCTTAAAATAAGTTGATTTGGTGTCAAGGTCTGATACAGTATAACCATGTTGTTGTATCAGACGGAAGTCGTAACAATTCTAAATAAAGCGCTCAAACAGTCTGCAAAGATTCGTAAAGGGACTGATGCGGTTTATTATTGCCCCGTCTGTAAACATTATAAACGTAAGTTGGAGATCAATACGGTAACTGGCAAGTATCACTGTTGGGTATGTGGTTTGTCAGGAACATCTCTCAAAACTCTCTTCAAAAAACTTGGACTGTCCGGAGAATATCTTGGTCAAATTTATAAAAACACCGAGACGTACAGAAAACTTCCTCAAAATGATATCAACGCTATTTTGGAAATCTTTTCTGAAAAAAAGAATCTTCCAGTTGAATCTTTAATTCTCCCAAAAGAGTATCGATCTTTTTATGATGATGAATTGACGTTGATTGGTAGACATGCTATTCGGTATCTAAAGTCCAGAAACATTACAAAGTATGATGTACTCCGATACAACATTGGATATTGTGAAGGTGGACAATACAACGGAAGAATATTGATTCCATCTTATGATTCGTCTGGTCAATTGAATTTTTATTCTACCCGTAGCATTTTTGAAGAATCCAAGATGAAGTATGTTAACAGTTTTGGATCAAAGGATATTATCGGATTTGAGATGTTCGTTGATTACAATCAACCAGTTACTTTAGTTGAAGGTGCATTTGATGCAATCTCAATACGTAATAATGCTATTCCTTTATTTGGAAAAACACTTTCAAATAAGTTGAAATCTGCTCTGATTAGTAATAGAGTGAACCGTGTTAATATTGTTTTGGATAATGATGCTTTAAAAGATTCAATTAGAATAAGTGAATTTTTGTTAAAGAACGGTATTGAAACAAAGTTGGTAAAACTTGATGGTAAAGATCCATCCGAAATTGGATTTGAAAAAACTTGGGACATTATAAACAATTGTTCCGTGTCAGATTTTGAATCGCTGTTTCGTTTAAAAATAAATTTATAAAATATATGATTACAAAACTAAATTGTGGTGTTTCGAATTTTACGAATATTCTGCACGTTGCAGATATTCATATTTTGTTGACTAAACGTCATACTGAATATACAGAGGTTTTTAAAAACCTATATAAGGCAATTGAAAAAACACCTGAGACCACCGTAGTTTGTGTGGTAGGCGACGTATTCCATAACAAGAGTGATCTCAGTCCCGAGTGTGTCGAAATTGCGTCACAGTTTCTAAAAAACTTGGCAGATCGTCGTCCAGTTATACTTACTGCTGGAAACCATGACGCAACTCTGACCAACAAAAATAGGTTGGATAGTTTGAGTCCTATCGTTAACGCTATTAAACACCCTAATCTTTTCTATCTAAAGGATACTGGGATATATCAATTGGGTGATATCTTGTTCAATAACTTTTCCGTGTTTGATGAACATTCTCCTGAGAATTACATTCCGTTTGATAAGATACCAAAGGTTTATGTTAATAATGCTTCTTATTTTATTGGACTTTATCATGGACCAATTGATAGTGCTGTAACTGATATTGGTTATAAGGTTAGCAGTCGTACCAAGAACGAACTGTTTGACGGTCACCAAATTATTTTGCTAGGTGATATTCACCGTCATCAGATTCTTCAGAACTATCACATTACTGATGATAAGGTTCGTAAACCTGTAGTTGTATATTCTGGCTCGTTGATTCAACAAAATCACGGTGAAGAATTAAAAGGACATGGATTTGTTTATTGGGATCTCAAGACTCTCAAATTCAAGCACGTTGAAGTTAAGAACGACCATGGATATTTCACGGTTGAGGTTGATAAAGGAACGTTGGTTACTGATTTGACCGACATTCCAAAGAAGACTACGCTTAGAATCAAATCGTTTGAATCCGTTGCAACTGAACTGAAGTCTGTTGTTTCGGAGATTCGTAAACACACTGAGATCGTGGATATCAATTATCTCCGGGTTGATCAGTTGCCTTCAAGTGTTAATAACTCGGTGGTTCCTAGTTTGAATATTCATGGTCTTTCAAATATTTCGTATCAAAACAAATTGATTGCGGAGTATCTTCAAGACAAACACACCAACGTTCCAGACTCGTTGATTCGTGACGTTGAAAAGATTAATAAGGAATTGAATGATCTGATTGTCAAAGACTTGACTGCTAAGAATATTCGGTGGAAGCCAAAACGATTTGAGTTTGATAATATGTTCAGTTACGGTGAAGGTAATGTAATTGACTTTAGTAAAATGAAAGATGTTGTTGGACTATTTGCTGCAAACGCAAGTGGTAAATCCAGTATTCTTTCGGCATTATCGTTTTGTATATTTGACAAGTGTGATCGTGCTTTCAAAGCCGTTCATGTCATGAATACTCAAAAGATGTCATTCAAGTGTAAGTTTAACTTTGAAATTGATAAGGTTGATTACTTCATCGAACGTATTGGACATTCTGATAAAAAGGGAAGCGTCAAAGTTGATGTTCGTTTTTGGAAGGAAGAAAACGGTAAAATGATTGAACTCAATGGTGAAGCACGTCGTAACACCAATGATTTGATTCGTGATTATGTTGGAACCTACGATGACTTTATTCTAACTGTGTTGAGTATTCAAAACAGCAAGACAGGTTCTTTCATTGATCTTGGTCAAACAGAACGTAAGGATTTATTGGCACAGTTTATGGGACTCACCATATTTGATAAGTTGCATGGACTCGCAAATGATAAGATGCGTGAGTGGTCAGTATTGATGAAGAATTTTGCCAAGACTGATTATAACGCAGAGTTGGAGACTTTGACCACCAATATTACTAACACGGAGTCTGTTATTCGTCTTAAAGAAGACGAACTCAAGACGTTTACGGAAAGTCGTGATGTTGAAAACGAAAAGATTGAGGAGACAACCAAACAGTTAATCAAGGTTAATGTCACCACAACTGACGTTGCCGGATTGGAGTCACAACGTATTAACACTGATAAAAAGATTATTAGTGAACAGTTGAAGTATGACACTGAAGTTCCGAATATTGAAAAGTTGAAGAATGACATTAAACCAATCAATGATAAGGTTGAAAAGTTCAAGTCTGATGATATTGAGTCCAAGTATTCGGAGTATAATACTTTGAAGTTGGAAGCGTCTAATATTGAAGGTCAGTTGGAACGTAAAAAGTTGATCGTTACAACCAAGTTGGACAAGTTGAAGAAACTTGAAAATCACAAGTATGATCCAAATTGTACTTTTTGTGTTAACAACGTGTTTGTTCAAGACGCAATCAAGACTAAAGAAGATCTTGAAAATGATAAGATTGAAGCCAAATGTTTTATTGAAAAACTTAATAAAGTCAATAATAAGTTAAGTGTGGTTGAGACTATTGCAAATCAATATCAGGAGTATAGAAACCTTGTTAACAGTCTATCGACTTTAACCAAGAATATTTCTAATCTTGAAAATCTTCAATTGCAACGTGAGAATACGATTGTTAAGGAAAAGAATGTTTTGGAATCAACCAACAACAAGATCAAAGAGTATTACGATTCAAAGGATGCAATTGAATCCAATCTCAAAGTTCAAAAGGTTATTGATGATATAAAGTCTAACATTAAGAATGTTGATTTTAATATTCGTACTGTTAATGGAACCATCACAGACGCCAAGAGTAAGATTAACAATTGGAATTATCAGAAGTCTCAGATTGAAGCCAAAATTGCTGAAATGAAGGAGACTGAGAAGATTCACAGTGCTTACACTTACTATGTGGATGCGGTATCCCGAGATGGACTTCAGTATCAAATCATATCTAAAGCGTTGCCCGGTATTGAATCTGAGGTTAATAACATACTCAATCAGATCGTTGAGTTTACCATTTCGTTTCAGACCGATGGTAAAAACATTATGGCATATATCGTGTATGAGGATAAAAAGTGGCCATTGGAACTGGCAAGTGGACTAGAGAAGTTTGTGAGTTCTTTGGCTATTAGAGTATCTTTGATTAATGTATCAAATCTACCACGTCCCAACTTTATTGCTATTGATGAAGGATTTGGATGTGCTGATAGTGACCATTTGTCTGCCATGTCTAATTTGTTCTCATTTTTGAAGAGCACCTTTGACTTTGTTTGGATTGTGAGTCACTTGGATGTACTGAAGGATATGGTTGATACTCGTCTTGAGATCGTTAAAGATGATGGGTTTTCACGGATTAATTTTCAGTGATTTCTATATGTATTGTTAATTACAATACATATGGCGCTAATATCAAATGCAAGAAATACCGGACAAAAGCTGAATCTATCCAATTTACGAGTCGATATTGAGGATACTTCATTTTTGTCCGAGTATTTTATATTATCAGAGTACAATCCTAAGTTAACTGCCGGTAAGAATACATTTTTGTTAAATGGATCTGATAAACTTGCAATCAATGTACCAATTCAAATTGAAGTTTTAGACAGTCAAGGTCGATCATTGTATGTTGAAGTGGCTAAGACAAACAATATCGCTTATAAAGAAGGTGGAGCTGTTAGAATTGTAGTATACGTTTATAATGATACACCATATGGAGTCGGTAAAGTTATTATCGTTGGACGAGACGTTAATAATAAAGTGATACGTTGGATTGGCAATATTCAAATAAATCCATCGATACAAAATACATCAAAAGTAGTTTTTTATAAATCACCAACGTTGTTTGTAACTTCAACTTTCGTACCTATTACATCTGATGTTTCTTCTGCGTTCGTTGCTTCAATCTCAAACACACCTATAACTTCGTATGCAGTTGTTCCTAAAAAGGATGATGACTATGGATTGTTTGACATTAGTTCAACGCCGATTGATTACAGATTAACATTTTTAGATGGTGGATTAATTGCATCATCATCAATGAAAAATGCATTGGTGAACATTTATGCAACCAAGTTAGATGGTGATATTTCTGTCAATTTAACTTCATCTAACGTTATTATTGATATCGTTGATGAACGAACGATTAAACTTAAAAATCCAATCTATTACATTAATAATCAAAATAAGAAAATAGTATCCAATATTGTAGATGGAAGTTTATCCTCAACTATAACCGGAATCAAATATGATGGACGGTTTATAACCAGTTCGTCGTACAATCAATCGGTTGCATTTGTTACATACAGTAATTTAAAAACGTTTTCTGGAAACGTTTACCGTCATAAGTTGTATCGTAGAAGTTTAAGTTCTGCCGGGGATTTTGAGATTATTTCAGATGAACCGTTTATTGATTCACAATCGTTAATTGATCAATCAACTCCGAATAGTTATTTTAAGAGTCTTGGATCTTTTCCAAATCCAACTCACGTACACCATTATTGGTTTAGTAGTTCTAATACGGTCAGTTTTACAAGAGACGCGTCGTATTTGATGGATGCAATAAAGATCACCAATAATACTACAACTGAAAGCTATATCATTGTAAAGAACGATACAAATGGTGGTAGTGCTAATCATGTATATACACCGTTTGAAATAACATCATTTTTAAATGAATCGGGAATGGCGTATGACAGTAACTTCATGAAGTTTTATCCTGATGTTACATATAAATTGTCAGTAAGATCCAAGATTACGAAATACGATGACTCAAAACCAGCAAGTATTGGATTTTATATTACTTCATCAATGGTTAATGAAATAAGTGGTGATTCAAGTTATGATACAAATCGTGGTGTAAAAGTTGGTGAGATTTATTTAGATGAACAGGTATCCTCACTATATCATCCAGAACCACATGTATTTTACAGTAGGTTCAATAACGAGTTCAATGGCACAATGGTGATATACACTAATAACTGTGTATCCACACTATCTGATTTACAGTTTTCAACATATTCAGAACCATCATTTTCACCGGAAATATTTGTAAGTCGTATACCATTTCCAGTAACCGTCGCGGGTGAACAGTTTGAAATCAAATCTGAACTATTTGATGTTAACTCTAATTTGGTATATTCTGATTTGAAAACAATAGTAACTTTTGATCCATCTGGTTCAAGTTTAAATAAAGTTCCGGGTATAACCTCGGCAGATACGACCAATGGATTGACGGTGTTTAATGTAATTGTCAAGACAGAACAAACCAGTCCAGCACAAGGTATAACCATGTTGGACGCATCAAGATTTAGTTTTGAGGCTAGTGGAAGTGGCGGTGACAATGCAACAAATGGAACTTTTTATATTAAAAAAGGTACGGTAAGTATTAGTCCCCAAATTACTAGCGGGGTTGGTGGTGCTGTTTATATTAAACCAAGTACTACATTAGAAATTAATCCAACTACATTGGGCACAATGAATAATGTTGATATTGGTCAAACTACACACAAAAAAGGAAAGTTTACTGATTTAGAAGCAACCACTTCTGCCACGGTACCAACAACCACTGCACCGGGAACTGTCAGTGCAACGGTAACCAGTACAACATTAGCGTCAACTCCCGGAACTGTAGATGTAGTTTGTCCATTAAAAGCGCCGGATGGATGGTTGTTGATCAATGGTAAGAAGGTACCGTTTTACAATTAATAATACAAAAACGACATGATGTATTATATTTATAAGACGATATGGTAAAACTCTCTGATTTTTTAGTTGAGGCAGCTTCAAGTTCCAGTCAACAAGACATTGAAAAGAACGAGTTGCGTCTTGAAAAGACTATCAAGTATCTTCAAACACGAAAGAAGGTATTGTTGATTGGTACATCAAATCGATGGGAGGGTCATAAAGACGACGAGGCAAAATCAACTAAATTAGCCAAGTTAGTTTGTGACAGATTAGGCAGTGATAAGTGTGAGTTTATTGATATGAGTAAACTAAACATTTTTGTATGTGAAGGAAACGTATCATCCAAATGGGGAAATCACTGTGGAGAAAAAGGTTCGTTGTTAAAGGATAAAGATAAAAATCCAAGTGGACATCATCGTTGTTGGGCAAGTATCAATAACAAATCAGATGAACTTTGGAAGATCACCAAGCCATTATTTGAGAGTGATACAGTTTTATTTTTTACATCTATTCGTTGGGGGCAGACCAACAGTATTTATCAGAAACTAATAGAACGTTTGACATGGATTGAAAATCGTCATTCTACACTCGGTGAAGCTAATATTGTTAAGAATATTGACGCGGGTCTTATTGCTGTTGGTCAAAACTGGAATGGAAAAGATGTAGTTAAAACACAAAAAGAGATGTTAGAGTTTTATGGGTTTCAGACACCATCAGAATTATTTTGGAATTGGCAATATACAGATAATCCATTGGATGAAACAAAAAAGTCATATTCCAAAGCGATCACAGTATTTAATGATACATTCGAAGTATAAATCAAAATAAAAAGTTATGAAAAAAGCAACAGGAAAAAGTAATTTGGCAATTGTTAGGGACTACCTAAATGGTGAACGTCCTTTTATACAAGTAGGTTATACCGCAGACTCAGAGTTTTCATCTCGTAAAGATGGTGAAATTTGGGAAGACGCAAACGGTAAAAAGTGGATCAAGAAGAATGGCACCAAACGTGCAATTAACAATGTTAATACATCTATAATTGAATCCACCAAATGTCGTTGTAAAGATTGTAACATGGATATTAGATGGGGCAATCGTTATGATGAAATTCTTTATAATAAGACTGGTCGTTGTCAGGAATGTTTGGCTAAGTTTGAAACACAATTGCGTGTCAAAGGAAAATATGAAGAGTACGAACAAAATAAAATGTTGCGTAATCAATTGAGTCAAGCCAAAGAGTTTCGTATCAAGGTACAAGAAAGTTATAACTTTGTATCATCTCATCAAAAGATTTCATTTCCCAATGGTGATGGAACTTCAGATGAATGGACGATTGAACGTAGAGAAAATATTTTAAAGGATCTTAAGACGGATTTAAAAAAGATCGACAAACAAATTCTTAAAATTGAAAAGAAATTGGAGAAGTTAAACCATGTCGAATGATCAAAAATCACTGAGAGATATCATCAAGTCAGAGTATAAAAAGTGTCTTGAGAATCCAATGTACTTCATGAAGAAGTACGTTAAAATTCAACATCCAAAACGTGGTACAATTCCATTTGAACTGTATCCATTCCAAGATGATTCTCTTCAGCAAATTATTGATCATGACTATAACATCATTTTAAAAAGTCGTCAATTGGGTATCACTACACTGAGTAGTGCATATAGTCTTTGGTTGATGGTCTTTAATAGTGATAAAAACATTTTGTGTATTAGTATTACACAAGAAACATCCAAAGAAATTGTTACCCGTGTTCGTTTTGCAAATGATAATCTTCCAAGTTGGTTAAAAGTACCATGTGTAGAAGACAACCGTCTATCATTACGTCTCAAAAACGGATCACAAATTAAAGCGGTATCATCATCTGGTACCGCAGGTCGTTCCGCCGCTCTATCAATGTTGATCATTGACGAAGCTGCATTCATTGATAACATCGATGAAATCTGGACATCTGCACAATCTACACTATCAACCGGCGGTAAAGCAATTGTATTATCAACTCCAAATGGCGTGGGTAATTTCTTTCATAGAACATGGGTTGAGGCTGAAGCAAAAAAGAATAAGTTTCATACTATACGATTGCATTGGCATCTTCATCCAGAACGTGATCAAACGTGGAGAGATGAACAAACAAAACTTCTTGGACCAAAAATGGCCGCACAGGAATGTGATTGTGACTTTGCAACATCGGGTAATACAGTTGTTGACGTACCAATTCTTGACTTCTACAAACAGACCAAAGTACGTTTGCCAGTAGAAACTAGAGGTATGGATAAATCATTATGGCTGTGGGAATATCCAGACTATACACGTTCATATCTGGTATGTGCGGATGTTGCACGTGGCGATGGTGCAGATTACAGTGCATTTCACGTAATTGATGTTGAAAGTTTTACACAAGTTGCCGAATACAAAGGACAGATTAGTACTAAAGATTATGGCAATATGTTGGTCAATGTTGCTACTGAGTATAATAATGCTTTGTTGATTGTTGAAAATCTCAATGTTGGTTGGGGTACGATTCAACAAATATTGGATAGAAAATATCCTAATTTATTTTATAGTAGTTCGGATTTGAAATATGTAGATGTAGAACATCAAATGACCAATAAGATTCATTCATCTGAAAAGAAAATGACTCCCGGATTTACAACTACATCAGTAACTAGACAATTGATTATTTCACGGTTGGAAAGTTATATGCGTGAAAAGTCTATCAATATTCAATCCACACGTATCATTGACGAATTGTATACGTTTATTTGGAATAACGGTAAAGCAGAAGCAATGAGAAATTACAATGACGACTTGGTAATGTCATTTGCAATTGGATTGTGGGTACGTGACACTGCTTTGAAGTTGCGTCAACAGTCAATGGATATGACTCGTAATATGTTGGGTAATATCAATAGGTCTGAACAACAAAGCGCTCCCCTTTATACCACAAAAAATGCAAACGCACAACAGACATGGGAAATGCCTACTGGATTAAAAGATCAAAAAGAGAGTTTAACTTGGTTATTATAATGATCTTTCACTATTTATTTACGAAATATAACATACTTGTATGGCAGATCAACCGACCGATTTAAAGAGCAGATCATTGTTTGCTCGTCTTAAGAGACTTTTCTCCACCGACGTTATTGTACGTAACGTTGGCGGTAAAAAGTTAAAAGTAGTAGATACAGACGAAGTAGCATACGCAACCGATAGAAATACATTACGTGATCGTTTTAATCGTATTCGTACTTCTGCGTCTAATCAAAACAGTAGAGATTTCACCCTTAGTTATCAAGCTGCACGTATCGAATTGTTTAGAGATTATGATACGATGGACATGGATCCAATTCTAAGTTCTGCTCTTGACATTTATTCTGATGAATCATTAACCCGTAATGAAATGGGTGATATTTTGATCATCAATACTCCAAATGATAATATCAAACAGATTTTACGCAATCTGTATTATGATATTATGAACATCGAATTTAACCTATGGAGTTATGTTCGTAACATGTGTAAGTACGGCGACTTTTATCTTCGGTTGTATATTAGTCCTGAATATGGAGTTTACATGATTGAGCCAATTAGTGCTTATAATGTTAGCCGTGTTGAAAATAGTGACTTATACAACAAAAACTATATCAAGTTTCAAGTTAACTTACCAGATGGTGGTAAGGTTGAAGATCTTGAAAATTATCAAGTAGCCCATTTTCGTTTATTGAGTGACAGCAATTTCTTGCCATATGGTAAGAGTATGATGGAAGGTGCTCGTCGTGTTTGGAAACAATTGAGTTTGATGGAAGACGCAATGTTGATTCATCGTATCATGCGTGCTCCGGAAAAACGTATTTTCAAAATTGATGTCGGTAATATTCCTCCGAATGAAATCGACTCATACATGGAAAAGCTAATTGCAAAGACTAAAAAGGTTCCATATATCGATGAAAAAAGTGGCGACTACAATCTTCGTTTCAATCTTCAAAACATGGTTGAAGACTTTTATCTTCCTGTTCGTGGTGGTGATAGTGGTACCAGTATTGAATCTCTTAGTGGTATGGAATTTACTGGTACGGACGATATTGAATATCTTCGTAAGAAAATGATGGCAGCTCTGAAGATACCCAAAGCATTTTTGAGTTATGATGAAGATTTGAGCGGTAAAGCTACTTTGGCACAAGAAGATGTTCGTTTTTCACGCACAATCGAACGTATTCAACGTATTATTATTAGTGAGTTAACCAAGATTGGTATTGTACATTTGTATGCTCAAGGTTATAGAGATGCAAGCTTGGTTGATTTTAGTCTAGAATTGACAAATCCATCCACCGTATTTGAAAAGGAAAAAGTTGCAATTTGGTCAGATAAAGTGGCAGTTGCAAAAGACATGATCGATAATAAGTTGTTTAGCAAAAAGTGGGTATATGACAAAGTATTCCACATGTCAGATGATGACATGACCGAAATTAAAAACGATATTATCGAAGATTCTAAACAATCATATCGATTTAAACAAATTGAAGAAGAAGGTAATGATCCCGCAAAATCATTCCAAAAGGTTTCACCTGAAGAAGGAGGAGGCGGTGGAGGAGGAGGCGGAGACACAGGTGGTGATGAAGCTGGTGGAGGCGCTGAAGCTGGTGGAGGCGCTAAAGCTGGTGGTGCGTCTGAAGTTCCGACATTGAAAGAAAAAGCAAAACCTGATTCGGATTATAAACGACCATCTCAAGCAGGATTGAAAAAGGCTGAAAATTATCCATTCGGTGAAGATGTAATGGGTAATCTTGAAATGAATAGAGATTTCAAGTCTGATCGATCACCAACTCATAAGTTTTCCGGAGGATCTATATTTAGTTTGGAGTGTATCAATAAGGAATTGACAACATTGGACTCATATTTGAAGACTGCAAAACAAGAAAAACAGAAATTGATTTCAGAAAATAAACAAAAATCCATAATGGATGAATCTAACATATTGGAATAATACAATTATGGAAGTTTCATCAAAAATTGATATATTTATAAATTATAACTACTAATATGCATAAAGCAAAGCATTCAAAGTTTAAAAATACGGGAATTTTGTTTGAGCTGCTTACCCGCCAAATCACAGCAGATATTATTGGGGGTAAGGACGAATCAGCTGCCAAACAAATATTATTTAAGTATTTTTCTGAGAATACAGAATTAGGTAAAGAGTATCAACTATACAATTTCCTACTAAACGAAAAAGCGAGGGACGCATCACACGCGGAAAGAATCATCAGTGTGGTACTAGAATCACGATCACAACTAGACGATAAAAGACTAGCTCAACAAAAGTACGAGTTAATTCGTGAGATAAAAGAAATATATCCAATTGATGGTTTTTTGAAGGCTAATATCAAAAATTATCGTATTTTTGCTTCTATCTATAAAATTTTTGAAAACAAGACCGCTTCCAAGTTTGACGTACAAGAAGTAGTTCAATCTAGAGAATCCATTATTGAATCGTTATACAATTCAGTAACTAAAAAGTCTGATAATGATGAAGGATTATTGGAATACTACAAACAACAAAGCGAAGATATTCGTTTACTCGCATATAAGTTGTTGTTGGAAGGAATGAATACCAAGTATAAGGATTTTGATGACAGTCAAAAGAATCTTATTCGTGAATATATTCTTAATGTATCAAATACTAATTCATTATCCGATTACGTTTGTGAAGAAATTGAAAAGATTAAGAAAATTATTTCAAGTTCTAAGACCAAAATTAAAGATAATCAAGTTGTTGCAATCAAACTTTCTGAAATCACTAATGTTTTGGATAAAGTAAAACCTACCACCGTTGTAAAAGACAATCATATTATGGCACTATTATTGTCATATGAATTGGTCAAAGAACTTAATAATTTGAAATAATATGAGTAAACAAAAGAAACCAGATTTGATCACCGGAGAAGATGAAGCCAAGTTGAAAGAACTTATCAAGAAATTGATTAAACAAGAACTACAAGATCTTGATGAAACATCAACAACTAGTGGAACTGGTGGAACCGGTGGAATTGATGGATTTTCCACCCCATTTGCATTTTCTAAAAAAGGCGGCACTAACAATGCAACCAAAGCTACATTGAAACAAAATCCGGGTTCAAAGCTTGCAGAAAAAGAAGAAGAACTTGACGAAAAGAAAGCAGTCAAGAAAAAGAATAAAAATAAAAAGCCAGATGCAGATGGTGACAGAGTTCCAGATTGGGCAGATAAACACCCCGGTCAGGATGATGGTGATTTTGAAAAGAAAATTGCTAAAGCAACTCCAGATCAAAAAACCAAGTTTATTAAAACAATAACTAAAGGTATTAAAGATCTTACTGAAAAGGAAGGTAAATTGAACGAAGCAGTATCTCGTTACATTCGTTTAAAAGAAAATCCAAAGAAACATTCTTATAAGGTTTCTGTGATTACTCAAGAAATTACAAAGATGCTTAGAGAAGTAGACTTTCTAATGAGTGTTAATCATAAACTCAAAACAGAGATGGAAGTTCCAAATGAAACATTGTGGAAACGTACATCTGATAGAATGGCTGAGATTAAAGCCAGACTTAAATCTATTAGTGAAAAACTAAGAAAAATACAATAATATGATTTCACTTATTAAACTACTCAACGAGGTTGTATCGTCTCCTCAACATTTTGGCACATCGACTGCTGGTGGTCAACCATTACCATCAAGTTCAATTGACTATAACGTTAGTTCTGAATTTAGTGATTTTGAAGCAAAGATTGCAAGAACCACTGCTGAATCAAAAGCATCGTTTTTAAAAAACTTGAATAATAGAGTTTTTGGTAAGAAGGTATCAATACAAGCTTCAAAAGGATATGGTCAACCAGTTCGTGATTATGAAATTTCAGTCACTAGTACTAGTTTGGACTATTTTTATGATCGTTATGTAGTGATTTTACGTGACGATGATGACAAGGAATACTTTTTAAAGCCTGGATTCAAGATTACAATTTTGGGTCAGGGTGATCCATTGAAGGTAGAAAAGCCTAAAGAACCAAAGAGTGCTGAACCGGGAACAAAAGCAACAACTAAAGGTGGAGAAGATGCAATTAAAACCGCAACACCTATGCCACAACAACAATATGTTGCACAACCACAACA